GATCCACGTTTAAGACAAAAGGCTGGTGGTAATCCTGAAACTACTATGGGTAGATTTCAAGCCATGGTCAATGAGGCTGAAGGCTTTCAAAGAAAAGCTAGGTTCTATGTAGAGTTTGGTTTACCAAAAGGTGCTGTTTCGGATGGTGGTAACACTAACCAAGATGAGATGCAAGGTTTCTCATCAGAGGCTCAAGTAAATACAATGAGAGTAGATAATACACATAGACGAGTACAAGCATTTTGTAGTGAAATATCTATGCCAAATAGAGAAGCTGTACAAAAAGAAATTAAACATAATGGACCAACAAGAAGTTTTGTTTATGATTATACTTCAGGTGACATTACAGCTACATTTTATACAGACAAGTTTATGAGAGAAAGAACTTTCTTTGAGATATGGCAAAAGGCAGCATTTAGTAACACTACACACAATTTTAATTACTATGACAACTATGTTGCGCCAATAGACATTATGGCGTTAGGTAGTTTTGCTAGTAGAGATGAAAGAGATGATGTTACCTATGCAGTTAGACTAATGGGTGCATATCCAAAAACAATAAGTGAAGTATCATTTAGCCATGATGCCAACACAATACAAACATTTACTGTTACATTTTCATTTAGAAACTGGGTTAACTATTTCATAGACAGAAATGGTACAATAGATTTAGGACAAAGTGATTTTAAACAACCAACAGTCAAAAGAGCTGGTGGTATATTTGGTGGACTAATTAGTATGTTACCACCAGAGATAAGAAGAGCAGGACGTGACGTATTGAATGAATTGAGAAAAAAGGCACCAATAGGCAGAGTAACTGGTGGTAGAGTATTCCCACCATTTAGAATACCACCGTTAAATATTTAATATAATAAGGAGACATAATGGCGTTACCAATAATTGAAAACCCAAGATATGAATTGACTTTACCATCAAGTGATGTACAAGTACAGTTTAGACCTTTTGTAGTTAAGGAAGAGAAAATACTTCTAATGGCTATGGAAACAAAAGACAACAACGAAATAGTAACTGCAACAAAAGACATATTGAAAGCTTGTACATATGAAAAGCTTGATATAGAATCATTACCTATGTTTGATATAGAATATTTGTTATTACAAATAAGAAGTAAGTCAGTAGGTGAAGTTGCTAAATTTAAAGTGATCTGTCCAGATGATAAACAGACAGCCGCTGATGTAGAATTAGATTTATCTGCTGTACAAGTACAAGTAGATGATGACCACAGTAACAAAGTTGTTATTGACGAAGAAAGAAAACTAGGTTTAGTATTAAACTATCCATCGCTAGGTATAACCAAGGCTGGTTTTGATGTGAACAAAGAGAACGTAGAAACTATGTTTAACGTAGTCGCTAGTTGTATTGACCACATCTATGAGGGTGATAAAACTTATCCTGCGAAAGATAGTACAAAGAAAGAACTAGTTGAATTTTTAGAAGGTTTATCACAACAAGCATTTTTAAAGATTAAGAAATTCTTTGATACAATGCCACAATTAAGACATGAAGTTGAGGTTACTAATCCTAAAACGGGTATAAAAAGTACAGTAACCTTTAAGGGATTACAAGATTTTTTTCAATAAGCCTGTCCCACAATAGCCTACAGGCCTATTATGAAACCAATTTTGCCCTTATGCAACATCATAAATATTCATTGACGGAGTTAGATAATCTAATGCCGTGGGAAAAAGAAATATATGTTGGTATGTTAACCAGCTATATAAAAGAAGAAAACGAACGGAGAAGGCGAGACAAATAATGGCTGATGATATAAAGGTTGCAGAACCAAAACAAAAAATTCAAGTAGATTTAGAGGTAGATACATCTATAAAAGATTTAGGTGTTAACCCATACTCAAAATTAATTCATATGGCTAGAGCTGTAGATGCTTGGAGAATATTTCCAAGGTTGTTCTTAACAGTTTACATAATCTTATTATATAAGTGTGTCATATGGTATATGAACCTAGGTGCGCCTACAATGGAACAAAGTGGTTTAATTAGTATCGTAGTTGGTGCTGGTGCTGCTTGGTTTGGTTTATACACAGGAACAAGTAAAAGTAAAAAATAATGGCATTACCAGATACAAGATTTAATTTCGCTGGCGGCAAGAAAGAAGTTGCTGAGATAGTATCTGGCATAGGTCAAGCTATATTTTCACAGGTTAGAGGATCACTAGAGGCTGCTTCAAAAACAGTTGTGCCATCTATACAGACTATGGTAGCAGAGATAACAGAAGACTTATCTGCTGGCCCAATAGACAGATTCAATGAAGGATTAGAAAAGGTAGATAGATTAGTCAACAAGATGGGTGTTGATTTAGGTAAATACAGTAAAGACTTAAATAAATTTTTACAAGAGAGAACAGAGAGAGCTAAACAATCAGAAGAAACTATCAATCAATTAAGAACACAAAACATAGTGGCACAAGTCAATAAGTTTGGTGAAGTTTCTATATTAACACAGACTGAGATAGAAGAACAAAAGAAACTATTAAGAGACCAAAACGTAGAGATAAAAGATAGTCAAAAGATCATAGAGAAATATTCCAAAATACAACAAAAGGGTGGCGATCTAACAGCAGAACAAAGTGCAGAGTTAGTAGAGGCAAACAAAAAAGTAATTGAGACTACAGAGAAAAGAACTAAAACACTTGAAACATTAAATTTACAAGAGCAAGATGACACTAGAACATTTAGAGAAAAAGCTGGTGATGCAATACAAGAATATGTACCAGATGGTTTAGTAGATATTGGTTCAGCATTTACTGAAGGACTGATGGCACCATTTACTGCTATCAAAGACTTAGGTATGATGTTTGGTAATTTATTAAAACCATTGAAACTATTACCTAAGTTGTTAAAAGGATTTACAGCTGGTTTACTTGGCGCACTAATGGCTATGTTACCATACTTACTAATTGTTGGTGCAGTCGTGGTAGCGATTATGGGTCTTATGAAAATACTAGATCATTTTGGTATCGGACTTGATGATATAATAAATGGACTTATTAGTTTTAAAGATTTTATACTAGAATTACCAGGTAAGATCGCTGATGGTTTTAAAACTATATTTACTAAAATACAAAACTTCTTTATAGATGCTATCAATGGTGTGATAGGTCTTATAAACAAAATTCCAGGTATAGAGATAGAAAAAATTGATAGAAAAGAATTAAATCAAAGTGAACCTACAGACTTTTCTAAAGTAGAGATGGCGGCGCCAGGCGCTGGTAACTTTGATACAACATCTGCTACTGAACAACAAGACAATGCGTTTCTTGTACCTACTACTCCAGATAACGGTATGTCATTTATGGAAAGAATGAAAACTAGTCCAGTGAATAATGATTATTTGCCAACAACATCTACACCATCATCTAACAGTAATGCTATTATAGATAACTCTGTTAAAACTGTTAACCAAAACAATACAACTCAAAGCATTGGTATATCAAGTAGAAATGATGATGCTACTATTTTTAGAACAAGCGATATAGCTGTCTAATAACTACCTAAATCTTTCTCAGTAATTAATTTAAACTTGGCATTATTGTCATCAGCATATCTTATTGCTGCTTCCCATTTTGCTCTATTCTTAATATACTCAAAACTAGAACGCATGAATGCTCTTGTTTTTCTTGTAGGTGTTTTTGGTGGTTTACATTGACGAGATGGTTTAATCTCAATCAGTATTTTGTCGCCTTTGACTGTACGAACTATGAAGTCAGGATAGTATCTGTGGTACTTTTTGTCCACTGGATTATAATATCTTATCGCTAATTCTTCACTTGCCCAGTAAGTAATATCAGGATTACGGTCACAATATAACATAAATCTTTTCTCTAATAGAGAACGATACACTATTCTATTGACATCACCTACATATTTCTTTGGGTTCGTAGGGCGATATAAACCTTTATAAGACTTCCTCATTTTGTTATAAATATACTCATAAGGATATTTAGATGAGTTTTACAAGTAAGGTTTCAAACATAATCAAA